ATATTATTGGAACTTTGGAACTTTCTTCTACTTTCAATAACTTACGCGCCATTTGCTTGGAACTTCTTTGGAACTTCTGGAACTTTCTTTTACTTTCAGATACTTAGACGCGTAGAGCTACTCTCTTTACTGGTATCAGAAGTTTCGGGCAGTTGCCCGAAGTACAATCTAGTGACATCCTATGGGCTAACCCGTTTGGAACACGCGTAAACGTGTCATGCGTAGAGCTACTCTATTTACTGGTATCAGAACTTTCGGGCAGATGCCCGAATAAAAAAAGACCCGCCGAAGCGGGCCTAGTAGCGCATTGTGGTGCAATGTATTGCCTAGCTATCACAGGCGTTGCGTATACGCAATAAAACTTTCGGGCAGGTGCCCGAAAAAAAGACACAAAAAAAGGGCCACCCGAAGGCAGCCCTTGTAGAATGTTATGTGGTGTTAGTTAAAATATTCGAATGCAATTGCAACAACGTCATTTAATAAGGTGTTACGTCCGCGCTCGGGGTCGTCATCGCCCAGCCAAATCCTTGCCTCGGCTTCCTCTTGAAGCACCGTCATCGCGTCATCTCTTGCGTCGAATAGCGGTTGGTTTTCTTTATCTTTTCCCGATAAAAAATCGGATAGTATTGCTTTTGCGGCGGTTACCAATTCTTGCTCGTCGGCTTTATAAAGATCAACGTACGCGCCGGTCAATTTTTGTGAAAGTGTCAGCATTTTTTTAGGCTCCAGTTTTCGGGCAGGTGCCCGAATTAAAATGAAAGGGGGAAGGGGCACTTGCGTGCCCCTAAGATATTAGCAGAATGTTTTGACAAAACCTTTGACAACTGCGATCGCATCGTCGTGTGCAAACGTCTCAGGGAAAGGCTTGTCGCCTTGCAACAATTTGGTCGCCTTTTCCATTAACGCGGCAAGGTCTTCTATCGCGGTCTTTAGCTCATTTGCGCCGCCAGCCTTGTACTCCTCTGGGTGTGCTAGCTTATGTGCGGTGGTCAACCCACGACGGATAGTCTTGAGCAATTCGGTGCGGCGATCCTGTAACACCTTACGCGCTGCCTTTTGCTCGGCTGACGTATCCTTTGGCAATTTGGTCGCCAGCTCGGCACGCTGGGTTTTAGTGTAGCAAATCATGCCCGCCGCTTCTACACGCGCAGCGTATTGTTCGACCGACGCTGTACTTTCCCTATTCTTAGCGGATAGGTAATCACTCGGCAGGATGCCCGCGGCAACCATAAGAGCATATGTAGAAGACAATTGACCTTCCGCTCTTTTGATAACCTGCATTGCGCCGACCTCAAAACGTCCCATATCCCCGTCCATTGTCATAGCGCAAACCACCTTATGACCTGCGTTTTGTAGGGTCTCGATTTTGTCAGTCACTGTTTTTGATAAAGTAGCCATTGTGTAAAGTCTCCGGTAATTCGGGCAGGTGCCCGAAAGTTATATCGATCAAACGGCGTATTGTTTGCCGTCTCGATGTAATCAATATGCCATGTCATAACATGTTATACAATAGGTTTGCATACTAAATGATATTAAACACCATTAAAACTAACTGATTACCGTTTGAGTGGTTGCCCAAAACAAGGTATGATAGAGGGCACCCCATCCCCACCCCCCGCGCTGTCATGTAGGATTCCGCCGTAGTACTATTATTACTAATCTACACGAATAAATCGGTATTTTTTGAAAACCCCCCACCCCTTTTTAGAAACCCTTGCTAAAATTTTTTTTGTACCCTAGTATTACGTTACCGGTTAACTACCTGCGAAATGATATGACATTGAATCTAATGCCCGAACTAGGTGTACCCTTAGAGGATGAAGCAAAGCAGCTTCCGCTACCCAAACGCACCGCTGCGCTGGCTAAAACAGTGACAGAATTAGAGAGCCACGGGCTAAACACCACTCCAGATGAAGCTGACAAAGAGGTTGCCACTACTTTAGCCACTGCGTATGCCAGCGCACCAGATAAAACGTCCCGAAAAGTTACCAACAAACGCGCAGCGAAGTTAACGCCCCCGTCTATTAAGATGGCAGGAGCTATAATAGAGGAATTTAACCACTCTGTAGTGGAATCTTCCAAACAACTGCGCAACTTAGTGACAAACAAACTCATCATAGAGTCAGAAAACCCTGATCCACGGGTACGTATGCGTGCTTTAGAGCTTATGGGTAAGATATCAGACGTAGGGTTGTTCACTGAGAAGTCCGAAGTGACCATTACCCATCAGACCACCGACGATATCAAAGAAAAACTCCGTAGTAAGCTGGCGAAGCTAGTAAACCCAGAGCCAGAAGTAGAAGACGCCACCATTCTATCCGCTAGAACACTAGATGTTGCCGAAGAGTTTGGGTTTGACGACGATGACTGAGGGTTTTGACTTCAATAACGACGATATTGACCTCATGCTGGCTAATCTTGACTCGTTTAGCGAGGAAGAGGTGGCTGAGATTGACCGTATGGTAGACGAACTGTCTACAAGGTCTAAAAACAAGCGCGCGTACGACGATTTGATTGAGTTCTGCAAACTTATGATGCCTGAGTTTATCGTGGGCAAGCACCACCGCATTCTTGCTGACTTACTCATGGGTATTGAGCGAGGGGATAAAGACCGTATCTGTGTTAACATCCCACCACGCCACGGCAAATCACAACTTGTGTCTATCTTCTTCCCAGCATGGTTTTTAGGTAGGAACCCAGACAAGAAGGTTATGATGGTGTCTCACACCACAGACCTAGCGGTAGATTTTGGTCGTAAAGTGCGTAACTTGATAGCCCTAGACGATTACAGGTCTATATTTCCCACTGTGAAACTCGCACAGGATAGTAAGTCAGCGGGGCGGTGGAATACCAACGTAGGTGGAGAGTATTATGCGTGCGGTATTGGCTCTGCACTTGCTGGTCGTGGCGCTGACTTGCTTCTTGTTGACGATCCACACTCAGAGCAGGATGTAATCAACGGGAACTTTAGCGTGTTTGAGAAAGCGTATGAATGGTTCACCTTCGGCGCACGGACGCGATTAATGCCCGGAGGACGTGTGGCTATCATACAAACACGTTGGCACCTAGATGACCTTACAGGGCGTGTGGTACGTGACATGGGTAAGAATGAACGTGCGGATCAGTATGAAGTTGTTGAATTCCCCGCTATTCTAGAGGTTGTCAGTAAGAAAACAAAAAAAGTAACTCAAAAGCCGTTATGGCCTGAGTTCTTTGACCTAGAAGCCCTACTACGTACCAAAGCCTCTATGCCTGTGTTCCAGTGGAACTCGCAGTATCAGCAGCAGCCTACCACAGAAGAAGCGGCTATTGTTAAACGTGAGTGGTGGAACGAGTGGACCCCAGATACACCGCCGTCCTGTGAATATATTATCATGTCGCTTGACGCCGCAGCCGAGAAACACAACCGTGCAGACTTTACAGCGCTTACCACATGGGGCGTATTCTTGAACGAAGAGACCAGCGCGTACAATATTATATTGTTAAATAGCATAAAACAACGTATAGAGTTCCCAGAACTTAAACAGCTTGCGATGGAAGAGTATAACGATTGGGAACCAGACTCGTTCATTGTGGAGAAGAAAAGCTCTGGAGTGGCCTTGTATCAAGAGATGCGACGTATGGGTCTGCCAGTGTCTGAGTATACACCACATAGAGGGTCAGGGGATAAGTTGGCTAGACTTAACTCCGTTGCAGACATTGTAGCATCTGGACTTTGTTGGGTGCCGCAGACACGATGGGCAGAAGAAGTGGTCGAAGAGATTGCAGGATTTCCATTTATGAGTAACGATGACCTTGTGGATTCTACGGTTATGGCTTTGATGCGTTTCAGACAGGGTGGCTTTATTAGGTTGCCTAGTGACGAACCAGAAGAACAACAATATTTTAAACAGCGCCGAGGCGGGTACTACTAGAGGTGACACATGGCTATTGAAAAAGGGCAGTACGCTGCTCCAATGGGACTAGAAGACCTAGAGGGCGACCTAGAGGGTGTAGCAGAGATGGACGTCTCTGACTTAGAGATTGAGATTGTTGATCCTGAGTCTGTCACCTTATCTGACGGCAGCATGGAGATTACCATAATTCCCGGTAATGAACAAGATTTCTCTGAGTTTGGCGCAAACCTAGCGGAACTTATGGAGGACAGTGATCTTGAAACCCTGTCAGGTGAGCTTGTCGGTCAGATAACAACGGACATAGATGGTCGTAAAGATTGGGCAGACACGTTTGTTAAGGGCTTAGACGTACTTGGTTTTAAATATGAAGAGCGCTCAGACCCGTGGGAGGGCGCGTGTGGCGTTAACTCTACAGTTCTAGCTGAAGCAGCCATCAGGTTCCAAGCTGAGACTATGAGTGAGACTATGCCAGCCGCTGGTCCTGTGAAGACTAGAGTACTTGGTCGAGAGACTAAAGAAAAAGACGAAGCCGCTGCTCGTGTTAAAGCGGATATGAACTACGAACTCACCGAAAATATGGTTGAGTACCGCCCAGAACACGAACGGATGCTGTATAGTCTTGGTTTAGCAGGCTCTGCGTTTAAAAAGGTTTACTACGATCCTAATCTAGGACGTCAGGTTGCTATCTATATTTCCGCAGAAGATGTAATTGTACCCTACGGCGCATCGAATATTGAAGCCGCAGAGCGTGTAACGCACGTAATGCGTAAGACAAAGAACGAACTGAAGAAGTTGCAGGCCGCAGGGTTTTATAAAGACGTAGACCTTGGTGACCCAGAACCTTACCACACAGATATTGAAGAGAAAAAAGCAGAAGACGGCGGGTATTCACTTACCGATGATGACCGTTATGCTGTGTACGAAATACACGCAGACCTTCTTATTGAGGGTGTTGATGATGATGACGGGATTGCTCGACCTTACGTTGTTACCATTGAGCGTGGAAGTGGCGAAGTGCTGGCGATCCGTAGAAACTACGAGGAGGGTGACCCACTCACACTCAAACGCCAGCACTTCGTCCACTATAATTATGTACCGGGATTTGGCTTCTATGGCCTTGGATTGATTCACATCATTGGTGGATATGCCCGTGCTGGAACTTCCTTGATACGTCAGCTTGTTGACGCTGGTACGCTCTCCAATCTCCCGGGAGGGCTAAAGTCTCGTGGACTACGTATCAAGGGGGACGATTCCCCTATCAATCCGGGTGAGTTTAAGGATGTAGATGTGCCGTCAGGGTCTATCCGTGACAACATCATGCCACTGCCCTACAAAGAGCCTTCACAGACGCTTCTAGCGCTTTTAAATCAGATTACGACTGAGGGGCGGCGTCTGGGCGCTATTAGTGATATGGACATCTCTGACATGTCTGCCAACGCTCCTGTGGGCACTACACTGGCACTACTAGAGCGCACACTAAAGCCTATGGCTGCGGTGCAAGCACGCGTACACTACGCGATGAAGCAAGAGTTTAAGCTGCTCAAGGCCATCATGGCTGAGTATGCCCCTGAAGAGTACGCGTATATCCCGTCCAGAGGCGAAGTAGGAGCCAAGCGGGCAGACTACCTGATGGTGGACGTGATACCCGTCAGTGACCCTAACAACTCGACTATGGCCCAACGGGTCGTACAGTATCAAACAGTGCTACAGATGTCAGCGCAGGCTCCACAGATATACGACCTGCCCCAGTTGCACCGCCAAATGATAGAAGTATTAGGCGTAAAGAACGCCGACAAACTCGTCCCGACTAAGGATGACGCAAAACCAGCCGATCCGATAAGCGAGAACATGGATGCCCTAGTCGGCAAACCTATGAAAGCGTTCATCTATCAGGATCAAGATGCTCACATCGCTACGCATATGTCGTTTATGCAAGACCCGATGGTGGCTCAGTTGATTGGTCAAAACCCACAGGCCAAACAGATTATGACTTCGCTACAAGCGCACATCGCAGAACACCTCGGGTTCTCTTATCGCCAGAAGATAGAAGAGAAACTAGGTGTACCGCTACCCGCTCCGAACGAAGAGATGTCAGAAGACATGGAAGTACAACTGTCACGTCTGGTTGCAGACGCAGGCAAGCAGTTGCAGCAGTCTAATCAGCAACAGGCAGCACAGAAGAAAGCTCAAGAACAGCAGAAAGACCCGATCATGCAAATGAAGCAAGCTGAATTGCAGATCAAACAAGCTGAAGAGCAACGCAAAGCAGCAAACGATCAGGCAGATCAGAAGATTAAACAGTTTGATATGCAGCTAAAAGAACAGAAGATTCTGTTGGATGGCAATGTTGCCTCTGAACGCCTGAAGTTGGATGAGAAAGAACTTATGCTAACGGCGCAGAAGGACGGGTTAAAGATGGCGGGGGACAGACGTGTATCCAACGCTAGACTTGACATGGATAGCCTAGAAGCTGATCGTGAAAAACCTGACCGCAATTCGGAAGGTAACCAGTAAACATGGCTAGAACCGTCTTTGACGTGCTAAAAACTAAACTCGAGGATGATAAATCCTCTGCAAAAGAATTTCTTGGAACAGGTGGAGCGAAAGACTTCTCTCAATACAAGGAAGTTGTCGGCTTAATTCGGGGTCTCGAAGCTGGCATTAACTACGTGGAAGACCTTGCGAAGAACTATATGGATAACGATGATGACTGACAAACCAGTTGAAATTAGCGATGACGACTTAGAACTACAACTACCTAGACCCGTGGGTTACCGCGTGTTGGTAGCTCTACCACAACCCGAAGAGACTGTTGCAGGGACATCAATCCTGAAAACAGAGACTGCCAAAACTCAAGATCACATTATGTCTATTATAGGACTTGTTGTGGACATGGGTGACCAAGCGTATTCTGATACAGAACGTTTCCCCACCGGAGCATGGTGTAAGGAAGGCGACTTTGTAATGTTCCGTATGAACTCAGGAACACGGTTCACCATTGGCGGGGTCGAGTATCGGCTTATGAACGACGACTCTATTGAGGCCGTTGTAGCTGATCCATCAGGCATTCAGAGGGCATAGATATGGCATTTCAAAAAGTAGAATTTGAGTTTCCTGAATTAGAGGATAACAAATTAGAAATAGAGGACTCCGGTGCAGTTGAAGTTGATATCTCCGGTAAAAAAACTAAAGAAGATTTTGCAGAGGCTGCGGCTGAGTCTAACGATGACAGTCGTGAGGTTGAGGTGGAGGTTGTTGATGATACGCCTAAAGCTGACCGTAATCGCAAAGCGTCTGAACCTCCAGAGGACGTCACAGATGACGAACTTGAGGATTACTCTGATAAGGTTCGTAAGCGTATCCAACATTTTAGTAAGGGATACCATGATGAGCGTAGGGCTAAAGAAGAAGCTCACCGCCAGAGCCAAGAGCTTGAGCGCGTTACTCAACAGCTTATGGAAGAGAACAAAAAGCTAAAAGGTAACGTCAATAAAAACCAAGCTGCTTTGCTAGATCAGGCTAAGAAGAATGCCTCGATTGAGTCGGACAATGCAAAACGTGCGTATAAAGAGGCGTACGAGTCTGGTGACTCAGATGCGGTGTTGGATGCACAAGATAAGCTAACCAATGCTAAGTTAAAGTCCGAAAGACTAGCAAACTTCAAACTACCACCTTTACAGGAAACAGAAACACCTGTACCAGAGGAAGTAGGACAAATCGCTCCAGCAGTACAGGTTGACGAGCGGGCCGCAGATTGGCAAAAAACCAACTCGTGGTTCGGCGACGACGATGAAATGACAAGTTTAGCGCTGGGGTTGCATAATAAACTTGTCAAACAGGGCGTAAGCCCACAGAGTGATGAATACTACGAGTCGATTGATACTCGTATGCGTCAAGTATTCCCCGATAATTTCGAGGATGCTGAACCGAAGCGAAAGAAGACACAAGTGGTAGCGCCCGCAACGCGGAGTACAGCCCCACGGAAAGTGACGTTGACACGCACTCAAGTACAAATCGCTAAAAGGTTGGGTTTGACACCCGAACAATACGCCAAACAGGTTGCAATAGATATGAGGAAAGCAAATGGCTGAAAATCGCATAGACCGCGAATTAGAGAAACGTGAAAAAACTGTACGTAAGAAGGCTTGGACGCGCCCGGAGACTTTACCCTCTCCAATTCCCCAAGACGGTTACGGATTCCGGTGGATTCGCGTTAGTAATCAAGGCCAAATAGATGCTACCAATGTCTCATCTAAATTACGCGAAGGTTGGGAGCCTGTAAGGGCAGCAGATCACCCAGAGATTGCTATGGTTACAGTAGAACAAGAACGTTTTGCTGACAACGTAGTGATAGGTGGCTTGATGCTTTGTAAAGCTCCACTGGAGATGGTTGAACAACGCACTGACCATTTTCAACAACAGACGGACAGTCAAATGAACTCCGTCGATAACAACCTAATGCGTGAAAACGACCCTCGCATGCCGTTGTTTAATGATCGCAAGACCAAAGTAACCTTCGGCAAAGGAACTTAACATTTTAGGAGCTTAAAATGGCTTATCCTACTATCTCGGCCCCCTACGGGCTAAAGCCTGTTGGCTTAGTTGGCGGCAGGTCTTACGCGGGTTCTACCCGTAAAGTACCGATTGCTTCCAACTATGGAACAGGAATCTTCAACGGAGATGTTGTACAGTACACAAGTGACGGTACTGTTATTATTTCCACCTTGCAGAACAACACTACAGCAGTTGCTGGCGTTATTGGTGTTTTTCTTGGATGTAGTTTTACTGACCCAAGCACAGGTCAACTAACATTCAGGCAGAACTATCCTGCAAGCACTGTAGCATCTGATATTGAAGCTATTGTTGTAGACGACCCTAATGTAATTTTCAAAGTTGTTAATTGCACAGGTTCAACCGCTAACGGCGCAACAACTGGCCTTTTGCCTTTGGCGAAGACCCGTGCCACTACAATTTCTTGTAACGCAGAGTTGGTGCTTAACACAGGACTGACTACCACAGGTAATAGCCGTATGGGCGTGTTTATTAACAACGTCACATCCGTTTTACCGTTCACTGTAATCGACGTAGTGCCAGACACGGTTGATAGCTCGGGCAATTTCACAGAGTTTCTTGTGAAGTTTACCGCTGGTTATCATCGTTATGACCACACCGTTGGCGTTTAAGGAGATTAACTAATGGCTATTTCACGCGCACAGCTACTTAAAGAGCTGCTCCCGGGCCTGAACGCATTGTTCGGTTTGGAATATGCAAAATACGGTGAAGAACATACCGAAATTTTTGAAACAGAATCCTCAGATAGAAGTTTTGAGGAAGAAGTTAAATTATCCGGTTTCTCAGCGGCACCTGTCAAGAACGAAGGCTCTGCCATCGAATATGACAATGCTCAAGAGGCGTTCACCGCACGCTACACACACGAAACAGTGGCAATGGGTTTCTCTATTACTGAGGAAGCTATTGAGGATAACCTGTATGACTCCTTGTCATCTCGTTATACTAAAGCACTGGCACGTGCCATGGCGTACACTAAGCAAGTTAAGGCGGCTACAATTCTAAACAACGCCTTCTCTAGCGGCACCACTTACGGCGACGGCGTTGAGCTTTGCTCTACTGCTCACCCGCTGATTTCTGGTGGGTCAAACTCTAACGAACCAACAGTAGCTGCAGACTTGAATGAAACTTCCCTTGAGGCGGCTATCATTCAGATTGCAGGTTGGACTGACGAGCGCGGCCTGTTGATCGCTGCAAAACCTAAGAAACTTGTGATTCCACCGAACCTGCAATTCGTTGCAACTCGTTTGTTGGAAACAGAAGGTCGCGTAGGCACTGCAGACAACGATCTTAACGCCATCCGTAACAACGGCTCTGTTCCGGGCGGTTATACTGTCAATCACTACCTGACAGACACTGACGCTTGGTTCTTGATGACTGACGTTCCAAATGGTCTGAAGCACTTCACACGTAGCCCAATGGCTACTTCGATGGACGCTGACTTTGATACTGGCAACAGCCGCTACAAAGCTCGTGAGCGCTATTCGTTTGGTGTATCCGATCCTCTTGGAATCTTTGGTTCACCCGGAGCGTAAACAGTTACTTTGCTGGGCTAGGATTCGCACTGCAAAGGCAAAGTTTGTTGAGATAGGGGCTACTGCGGTGGCCCCTTTCTTTTTGTTTTGTTTTGTGTATAATATGCACATTCCCTGACAGCCGCCTAATGTGGCTGACATTTGCCACGACAGGAGATTATCATGGCTAATACAACTTTTAGCGGTGCCGTCCGCTCAAAAGACGGTTTTGTAGACATTACTGTTTCTGCGATAGGTGCTGAAACTACAAATTCAACTTTTTCTAATAACACCAGCATTGGTGGAACTCTGGGTGTAACTGGCGTAACTACTTTATCGGGTGTAGCCGATCTAGCTGGTAACGCAGGTCCAGCCGCAGGCACAGGCATTACAACAGGTACGGGTACGATCTTTGCCTCTACAGTTACACACGCAGGTGGTCTATGGCACACAAGCATCCTGATTGACCTTACAGGCTTGGCAAGTTCAGGTTCTGGTGACATCATTGGTAAAGCAGCAACTGCAAGCTCTAACATCGGTACAACCACTGTAGCGCTTAACGGAACCATTCTTGGTGGCAAGTTAACCTGCATGGAAACTCCAGCAGGTGGTGATCCAGATATTGATCTGTGGTACGCAGACGAGTCAACTGGCGCTGAAGATGCGGCTATTACTTCTTTGTCTAACCAAGTTCAGATGTTGAACAGCGGCGACTTAGCAGCGGGTTCTGTACTGGGTATTCCTG